GGCCATCCGCAAGCTGAAGGACAATAACGGGCAGTACCTGTGGCAGCCGTCCCTGACAGCCGGGGCTCCGGACATGATCTTAGGCCGCCCCATCAAGACTTCTGCATATATGCCGGCCATTGCCGCGGGAGCGAAGACCATCGCTTTCGGTGATTTCAGCTACTATTGGATTGCTGACAGGCAGGGGCGCAGCTTCAAGCGCCTGAATGAGCTGTTTGCAGCCACCGGGCAGGTGGGATTCCTCGCTTCACAGCGTGTGGACGGGAAGATGATCCTTGCGGAGGCAGTGAAGGTGCTGGTGCAGAAGGCCGCATCCGCAGGTTAATGAAAGGGGGTGCTGCAGGCATGGCGGTGACGCTGGAAGAAATGAAGAACTACCTCCGTGTGGATTATGATGATGACGATTCCCTCATCGGGCATCTTCTGCATTCGGCTGAAAAAATCTGCATGGACATCATCCGCACGGATGACAGGAATGTGCTGGAAAAGGATGGGAATGCAAAGACGGCTGTCCTGTATGCTGCGGCTTACCTCTACGAACACCGGGAGGAAGCTGACCACCACGCCATGATGATGACGCTGCGGGCGCTCCTTTCCGGCAGCCGGAAGGAGGCGTTCTGATGGAGGTTTCCCTTTTGAATGTCCGCATCACCTTCCAGAAGAATGGTGTGGCGGTGGACGGCATCGGCAACCATAAGAACACATGGGCGGATTATTATTCCTGCCATGCCACGGCAGGCGGCGAGGCAGGGAAGCAGACCAGTGAAGTAGATGTGGCAGGGACCGTGGCGGATGAATCGGATATTTCGTTCACAGTAAGGTACTGTAAAAAGGCATCTGTGATTGATTCCACTGGATACCGTGTGGTGTTTGGCGGTGGGATTTACGACATCGTTGCCGTTGACCACATGAATTATAAAAAGAAATGCATCAAATTCAAATGCAGGAAAGCGAGGCGGTGACGATGGCGAACGGCGTATCTATCGACCGGATGGCGGAGGAGATCATGAAAGGTCTGACGGAATATGCGGACCTTGCCACGGAGGATGTGAAAAAGGCGGTGAAGAAAGCCGGGACAGCGGTACGCAGGGACATTGAAACCAACGCACCCAAGGACACCGGGAAGTATGCAAAGTCATGGGCGGTGAAGACCACGAAGGAAACATCCAATTCGCTGGAAGTGACGGTGCATTCCAGGAACCGCTACCAGCTTTCGCACCTTCTGGAACACGGCCACGCCAAGCGGGGAGGCGGGCGCGTCCCGGCAAAGCCGCATATCGCGGCGGCGGAGCAGGCCGGCATAGAGCAGCTTGAAAAAGAGATACAGAAAGCATTGGAGGGATAAATTGTGAAAACATTACTGGCGCTTTTAAAGGAAACCGGCATCCCCTTCGCCTATGACCATTTTGCGGAGGGCGAATCGCCGGAGCCGCCGTTTGTCTGCTACCTCCTGCCGCAGAGCGACAATTTCGCCGCTGACGGCATGGTGTACTTCAAGGCAAGCGGCGTGAAGATAGAATTATACACCGACACCAAGGACCCGTCGGTGGAAAAGAAACTGGAGGACGCGCTGGATAAGCGGCGCATCTTCTACAACAAGTCGGAGGTCTGGATTGCCAGCGAGAAGCTGTACGAGGTCCTCTACCAGTTTGACATGGAGGTGGTTTACGATGCCGAAGAAGAATAAAGTGAAATTCAACATCTGCAACGTGCATTACGCGCTGCTGACGCTGGGGACGGACGGGGCGGTGTCCTTTGGCACGCCCGTTGCGATGCCCGGCGCCGTTTCCCTTTCCCTGGACCCCAACGGCGAGCCGAGCAATTTCTATGCGGACGGGTACGCTTATTACACGGTCAGCAACAACATGGGCTACGAGGGCGACCTGGAGCTTGCCATGGTGCCGGAGAGCTTCCGCACCGACGTGCTGAAGGAGGCCCTGGATGAGAACAAGGTGCTTTTAGAGAACGCCAATGCGGAAACGGAGAACTTCGCCCTGCTGTTCGAGTTTGACGGCGATGTCCGGAAAATCCGCCATGTGCTGTACAACTGCTCGGCGGCGCGCCCGACCATTGAGTCCCAGACCAACGAGGAGGAGATCGAGGTGCAGACCGAGACGCTGTCCATCACGGCAGCGCCTTTGGCGAGCGGCTATGTGAAGGCAAAGACCGGGGACAGCACCACGGACGAGGTCTACCAGAACTGGTACAAGAGCGTGTACCTGCCGGATGCGGCAGCGGGCGGGAATACAGATACAGATACCGGCGGCACTGTTGATACGGAAGGGGAGGGATAACCTATGAGCATGAAGCAGAATATCGAGATTGACGGGAAGCAGGTGCCTTTCAGGGCATCCGCAGCCATACCGCGCATTTACCGGATGAAATTCCACCGGGACATCTATAAGGATTTAAGGAGCCTTGAGAAATCCATCGGTGACGGGGACGAGGAGAGTTCCAATCTGGATTTATTCTCTTTGGAGATGTTTGAGAATATCGCCTATGTAATGGCGAAACACGCAGACCCGGATATCCCGGACAGCCCGGAGGAGTGGCTGGATGAATTCAACACCTTCTCCATCTATCAGGTGCTGCCCAAGCTGATACAGCTTTGGGGGCTGAACGTGCAGACGGATGTCCAGTCTAAAAAAAACTTCGCCCGACTGACCGGGAAATGACCACGCCGCTGTTCCTGCTCCGGTGCGTACAGCTTGGGCTTTCCATCCGTGACCTTGACCTTCTAACCATCGGCATGGTCAATGATATGTTCGCGGAGAGCAGGAACGACGAATACAAGGGCTATAAGGAAATCGCTACCCAGGAGGATTTCGACAAATTTTGATTATTGAAAATATACAGCAACAACGTTATAATTAGTGTCTGCTGAACAAGCTGTTTTAGCTTGCTTCAGACAACACATACTATAAATTTATAGCGTATACTAAAAATGACTGCAAATATTCGCCTCTGAATCCTGAAAAGATTCGACACGAATACAGATAACGCAACCGACGTAAGCTGTGTTGTTTCAAGCTTTGTGACAATAAGTCCCATGCCAAAGCAGCGTTTGCTCCGACTGATGAACCGTTCCACTTCTATCCGGTCTGTGTTATCCTGATATTCCTGTTTTTTGTCAGCCCTGTTATCCTTGGATGGCCTGCCGAGTCTTGGGCCGGAAAGCCTTATGCCGTTTTTGCGGCAGTAAGCACGGTTTTCTTTTGTCCGGTATATTTTGTCTGCCAGTACGCGTTCGGGGTACCGTCCTGTCCGTTCCCGATACCGCTCTACCGCCGCAGCCAGACTGCCGCTTTCGTTATAAGCGTCAAAAGAGACTTTTTCAATCCGCCCATAGCCCCCGCTGTCGATGCTGACATCCAGCTTCGGCCCGAATTCCACCGGTGCGCTGGCTTTCCCCCTGACAATGGGGCGGATCCATGGCTGGCGTATGCTGACGACACGGTCCGTCACCGAATGGACATGGTTTTTATACATGTACTCCTGCTGTTGGCACAGGCGGAAGATCGTCACCAGCAATGGGATGTCTTTCTTATCCGGGGCATACCCTCGGCTGAAGAAGCCCTCCAGGTACCTGATGTCCCTGCGCGCGTAGGAAAGCTGTTTTTTTACCGCTTCACGGACTTTCTTCTCTGTGTGCTTCCTGCTCTTTACGAATGCCAGGTAGTCTTTCCTTGCATTCCGGCGGTAACGGCGCGGCAGGGTGAGCCCATAGGACTTGCACATCCGGTAAATGATATATTCCAGCTTTTCCCTTGCCTCGTTCAGGAGGGAAATATCCTGTGGGTACCGGATGTTCACAGGGGCACAGGTGGCGTCTATGATGAGTGTCCCGCTGTTTGCGGCTTCTTCCCCCTGCGGGGCATCCCCGCAGGGGCCGCCGGATGCCGGCGGCGCCGGGCCGTCATCGTCCTTGTGTTCGAGCATATATTCATTAGCCTCATTCAGGATATCCATGGTGATCCTCTTACGGAACCATACAAGCGTGCTGGCGTCAAACGGTGCCTGGGGCTGGTATCCCGGAAGGCCGATAAAATACTGCAAGTAGGGGTTTTCTGAAAGCTGTTCCACAAGCTCCCGGTCCGAATACTGGAACCTGTTCTGGATGATCAGGGAGCCGAGCGCAAGGCGCAGCGGCTTTGCCACGTTCCCTGTTCCGCTGGGGAAGAGGGCGGCATATTTTTCTTCAAATATGCCCCACGGAACCCTGTCCGCAAGCTGCACCCAGCGGTTATCTGGGTTCATCCGGAGTCCGAGGGGCTGGTCAAAATCAAGTAGTGAGGGCTGGCTTTTATCTGGTGTCTTATACATGGCATCTCCTGACTTTTATAAAAATTCTGCAAGAAAATAAAGCGATTATATCTTTGTTCCATGCAATTATTATAACAAAAAATGCTGGAAAATTCAGTATTTATCAATATTTTAAGTTGTTCAGCAGACACTAATTAAATAAATGATTTTTATGAATGTGTCGTAAAAATTGTTCTCCAACCTTGAGGATTGATTAAATGCAGGGATAATCCAGTAAGTTTATTGCCGGGTTCAGCTAAGAAGGTGACAGAGTGTCCGCTATCTCGTGCGTAATCAGACATATGGAGTCAAGGGGAAAGGAGAAATGCTCGTGGCTAAGAAAAAAGGAGTGTCATCAAAGACACACACGCAGCAGCAGCTTAATGATTATGCAAATCAGAACAATCCAAACAACAAAGCTTACAAAGCCAGAATGTCGAACGACAGGATGACGAAAAAGGTATCCCGTAAGCAGGATGCAAAACGCCAGGCAAAGCGTCAGGCTGAGTTTGAAGCAGAACATGGTGTGCTGTACCCTCTTGATTGGATGTGCTACAGCAATCCATATGATTTTGACTAATCATTGTAAGCGGACAAGGGAAGCATCTATCAGAAATGGTAGGTGCTTTTCTTATGCTCGGAGAAATCCGGGCTTTTTTGTTGCTCAAAAGTAGGAGGTGTCCGCCGTGGCGAACAGAATCAAGGGTATCACTGTTGAGATCGGCGGGGATACCACCAAGCTGCAGACTGCCTTAAAAGGCGTCAATTCTTCCATCCGGGATACGCAGTCGCAGCTTAAGGATGTGGAGAAACTCTTAAAATTAGACCCCGGCAACACGGAGCTGCTGGCGCAGAAGCACAGGCTTTTAGGCGAGGCAGTGGCGGGGACGAAGGAAAAGCTGGAAACCCTAAAGACCGCCGCAGAGCAGGCAAACACGGCTCTTGCCAATGGGGAGATCACGCAGGACCAGTACGATGCCCTCCAGAGGGAGATCATCGAAACGGAAAACAATCTGCGTGACCTGGAGCGGCAGGCAGGGCAGTCCGCTGTGGCATTGCAGAAAATCGCCGCCACGGGGGAAAAGCTGAAGACTGTCGGGGATAACATTTCCTCCGCCGGGCAGAAGCTGCTCCCCGTCACGGCAGGCGTTACGGCTTTGGGGACGGCGGCAGTCAGCACGGCGGCAAATTTTGAGTCGTCTATGTCGCAGGTGCAGGCGACCATGGGCATCACGAAGGATGCCATGTCCACGGTCAACGGCGAGAGTGTCAATACAATGGATACGCTTTCCGCACTGGCAAAGAAGATGGGCAGCGAGACGGCCTTCTCCGCTTCGGAGTGCGCGGAGGCTTTGAACTACCTTGCCCTTGCCGGGTACGACACGCAGCAGATGTGCGACACGCTCCCTACCGTCTTAAACCTTGCGGCGGCGGGCGGCATTGACCTTGCAGCGGCGTCGGACATGGTGACGGACGCCATGTCCGCCCTGGGCATGGGCGTGGATGAGGCGGGGACGATGGTGGACCAGATGGCGAAGACCGCCTCCACCACCAACACCTCTGTGGCGCAGCTCGGCGAGGGAATTCTTACCATCGGCGCAACTGCAAAGACCGTGAAGGGCGGCACGGCGGAGCTGAACACGGCACTTGGCATCCTCGCCAACAACGGCATCAAGGGTGCGGAGGGCGGCACACATCTGCGTAACGTCATCCTCTCCCTGCAGAATCCCACCGACAAGGCGGCCGCCTGCATGGAGCAGCTTGGTCTGGATGTTTACGATTCCGAGGGGAATATGCGCTCCCTCAATGACATCCTTGGAGACCTGAACACGAGCATGGACGGCATGACGGCGGCGGAGAAGTCCAACATCATCGGGCAGATTTTCAACAAGACCGACCTGTCCTCCGTGAATGCCCTGCTTGCCAACACGGGAAGCACATGGGATGACCTGCAGCAGTCCATCATTGACAGCGGCGGTGCGGCGCAGCAGATGGCGGACACACAGCTTGACAACCTGCAGGGGCAGATCACTATTTTAAAGTCAGCCTTAGAGGGGCTGGCTATTTCTTTTG